AGAACTATACATATTGTATCTAAGAAAGGACTGGTATACCTATGAAAATCGTAACAATGGCAACATTAAAAGGTGGTTCCGGCAAAACCATGAATACTTTTAATATCAGCGGAATCCTGGCGGAAACCTCCAAAGTTCTCTTAATTGACATCGACCCTCAGTGCAACTTAACAAGTAACTGCGGCGTTGATACTGCAAATACAGAAATTAAAACTGTCAAAGATATTTTCGAAAATCTTCCGAAGAATCAGCCGACCGCAGAAGAGGTAATCATGAAAGCTCCAATCCCGGAACTTCCTAATCTCGATTTAATTCCTTCCAGTATTCTGTTATTTAAAACAGAAAAGGCAATGGCGTCACGGAGCAATAAAGAGCATATCCTTGAATACTTCCTGAAAAACAATGCAGCTCACTTGCAACAATATGATTACATCATGATCGACACCAACCCATCTATGAGTGCTATTAACATTAATGGATTCTACGTCGCTGATAGTATCGTTCTGTCGAGTGATATTTCCTCCAACAGTATTTCCGGCGCGGAACTATTTTGTGCTTTATGGGATGACACCAGAGAGGAGATGGATCAGAAAGAAGATAACGTCCGCGCTCTGATTCTCTGTAATGTAGACAAGCGTTCAAAACTTATTGACGAATTATCTGGTTACATTAATTCCGATGACTATTCCATCCCGAATAACATCATCGTCAATACGGTTATTCCTATGACCGTAAAATTAAAAAACACAGAGATCGAGCATCAACCGGTAAATTTGCTTTACCCTAAAGATACTATCCGGGCAACCTATGATTCTGTTATTGCAGAGCTGAAGGAGAAAGGAGTTTTATAATGGCAGAAAACAGATTTGCTAAAGGAGTCAAGACTGCAAAAGAAAGAACCGCCGAAATTGAAGCATCCAAAAACAACCAGGACATTACCGAAACCACCCCTGATAAAAAAGTGGAAAATACTACTGAGGTAACGGGCAAAAATAAAATTGATATTTCAAAAATTTTCGCCGATACGCCAAAGAAAAGAAAAGCTGTAGCTAAAACATTTTACATGAATGAGAGTAATATGGACAAATTAGAAAAGCTGGCTAAAGCGCAGAAAATGTCAGTATCTAAGGTACTTAACGAGATTTTAAGCAATGTATTATAATATCATTTATCCTATGTTATATATTATATGATAAAATATATTATATAATATACGATAAATTATGTGATATATTATATGATATTTCGATTTAATAAGAACCGGAAGGGCTGTAGTATTATCCATCTGTCCTTCCGGCACTTTTATTTCTTATTCTTTTTCGGATGTTTCCTGACATTCCGCCGCCATAATATCACTCCTGCTTTTCATGAATATAGCGATGAATGGTTCCCTCACTTTTGCCGAGCTGCTTTGCAATCTGCCGTATGGAGCAACCTTGTTCTCGCAACACATGGATCAGTGCGATCTGATCCGCCGTCATCGTCTGCGGCCTACCCTTTTTCCTTCGTGTTGCTTTTTTCGCCGCCGTGTCCTGGACGATGTTTTCTTCTACGATTTGAACTGCTTCTTCCTTCGAGAGAGTAGCCGCTGCCATTTCTGCGATTTTAACTTGAAGTTCATCGTTGCGTTTGTCCGCCTTTTTAAGGTATCCACGATATGTTTCAAGATCTTGTTCCAATCGGTTTTTCTTACTCAATAATGCAGTATATGTCACTGCATCGTCTTGCGAATACTGGGAAAATCTCTTATCTTGAATTTGTTTTCTCAAGTCCAAAATTTCTTCCCGCCGCCGCTCAGAGATTGTCTCCGTGTAGTGAACTCTCTTAATAAGTTCAGCTCTTTTTATATTGCTATAAGAGTCCGACCATCCGACATCAAAAAATCTTTCACCGCCAACCTTTTCAGTCGCTTTATCTCGAATCTCATGTTTACTGAGAGTGCCTAATTCTTCATCTGAAATATTCTCCGTTGTTGGCTCTTCTGATAATTGCAGTTTCAGATTTTCAATTTCCAGAGATAATTTCTGCGAATGTCTTTCTTCTTTTTCGAGTAATTGACGTTGACGCTCGCTATCATCATGATAAATATTTCTCCATTTTATAGCTTCATCTAATTCCTTTTGCAATTCAGATGGCAGAGTAGTTCCGGTTGATTGGTCATGTTTCAATTCTGCGATGGCACCTTGCAGCCGATCAATCTCAGCGTCACGTTCAGCGATGATTGTTTTATACCCCTCAATTCTTCCTTCCGTTTCAGATAATTGACCTTTGATAATATCAATTTCTTTGAGATCTCTGAGACATTCCGTGATTCCAACAAAGTAATCCGTATCGCCATTATGTTCCAGGAATGCTTTGTTGTCAGCCAGGATTTTATTTTCCAGATCCGCATTTCTTCTGGCGGAACCTTTCGCGCTGATCCGCCCTAACTCACTGAGATTGGCCCGACTCTCCAACTGTGCTATTTTTTCTTTCATCTGGATATAGGTCGGACTATTTAGAAATGAGTTCTCTCCATTTTCGTTCATCTGATTTAACAGTTCATCTTGTTTTTTACATGCCGCCTGGAACACCTTAACGTCATTCTTAAGGTTCTGGATTTCGTCTTGAAGCTTCTGAGTATAGCTTGGTCTTTTCTTTGCCATGAAAATACCTTCTTTCTTGAGTAGAGTGGAAGAGTATTGCTTAAACTGGTTTACTGCCTACTTTCCGCCATTCCTATTTATTGAACTGCTTTTATTATATATCTGGATAGTGTAGTTAGTCAATATTTTTTGAACATGTTTTATTAAATATTTTTGATGGAGTAGGAGAGTGCGGATGGAGTTGATTTTCGATCTGGTTTGTTTGTTCTGGCTTAGTTATTTAGTATTACTTTTCATATAATAACGGTGTGATTACGGTATAAATAGTATTACTTTTTATATGGTGTGAGAGGGTGGAAGAGTGGTATGGTGGGGCAAATTTTCTTGGTGTAAAAAAATTGGGATAGCATATTTCACCCTGGCGGTTTGGGGGTGTCTCACCTTTTCCACGCTACCCCGTCCAGATGCCCGTATATCGTTCTTTACTTATTCACTATACATTTTCCTATTCTATTTCTATTAGTCACATATAGCCCATAAATACAGCGTTAGACGGCGTTTTATTTTTTTGGCGTTCGCCTACGTTTTTAGGTATAAATATTCATTTTTTTGCATCATGACACGGGGGACTATAACTCGTATACGCTGCGTTTTCTTCCTTCCAGATCCGGGCGGAATACGTTAGTTTTGTCCAGGATATACAGGATATATCCTTGTATTTTCCATCAAAAACAATGGACAGATAAAGCGCTCGATCACATCAAAAAAGGCTATATAACCCCTATACAGCCGTTTAAATCCTATATTATATTGTGTTCAATAATTAATAAGACGCACTAAAAAAGCCATGGGTTTATGCCCATGACCTTTTTAATATTTCCTATTTTTTTATAAAAACGCTTTTGCCAGTCCCAACAATAACGCGCCGATGATAACAACAATAACCGCGCCGCCGTCAAACTCACTTTCTGCCAAACACGCCAGACTCACGAATACCCAAAAAATCATATTCATTCCCCCCCTTATCCTAAAAACGATACCACACAACTAACGTTCTTTTCTGTGTATTCCTTCGTGATTGTTCGTTTGAAAGTCTCACTTTCTTCCTTCGTTGCGAAATGTCTTTCATCAATGATTTTTGATTCAAATACATTGATTTCGATAACGACCGCAGTATAAAAACCGCCTTTTACTTCTACTACACCGATTTTTCTATTATCTCTCATAAGTTCCAACCTTCTTTCCTCAGATCGTCAACCGACGGAATTTTCTGCATAATCTCTTCATAGCTTGCATTGTTTTTATCTTCCAACTGATACAGTGTGTCTTTCAGCTCAAAACAAGGATAGTCGTACTTGTCAATGAAATAATAGGCGATGTCGTCCAGCGGAATGCATTCGTCAAGTCTAATATAGCCATCTGGCACGATGGTAGCCGCCTGAGTTGTTCCGATATAATAGGATGCAGCGACTAATAAAGCCGTTCCTAAAATCATAACTAATTTTTTCTTCATATGTATTTTCTCCTTTATCGTGTGGTTGTGGTTGACTTCCACCCGAAACAATGATAATAAAGTTCTTCTTTGCGAACGGTCTTGTTATTAATGATTGTTTCGGTGTGTTTCCGCATGATTCCTTCGTAAATTTCGATATGTTGATACGTGTCGCCATTTTCGAAGCGCACTACATGTTGTGTCTTGTTTCCGACGTCGAAATAGTTTTCTTTCCGGCTCTGTCCTTCGTGTCCGCTGATCCAATCCATAATATTCTGTGTTGTCATATCGCCGCCCCCTTATCACTGCATCACTTCGACGCACGCGCCGTTGTCCGTAAAAATAAATGTTCCCTCTAATCCTAAATCTCTTCCGAACGCTTTATAGTCGAAGTATCGCGCTACGTTGTCCGGTACGTTTGTTAGATAACCGCATTCTTCCACGATCTGATACGCGACATCTTCCATATCGTCGCAATCGTTATAGATTGTATATTCTCCGTTGTTTACTTTTTCGATAGCTTCATTAAGCTGATAGCCACATTCTGACATCATAACTTTTACAACGTCCTGTTGCTCTTCGTCAAGTTCTTCCAGTTGTTCCGCAATCTCGTTTAGTGTGTCAATGCTTTCATACTCACCAACGTTATAGAAATCACATTCGTAGTCCGTGATAAAATACTCTTCGTAGTAGTTGCCGCTTTCGTCCGGTTCGTTGCTAATTCCAATTCTCTGAAATACTTTTTTCAGATCCTCTTCCGATACTGGTAAAGTTACCCATTCACCGATTAGACAACCTTCGTTGTACTTTCCTAAATTTGTTACAAAAACATTCATCATAATAAAACCACCTTTCTTTTTTCCGGCGGCTCTGCTATTATATTAGTAGCAACCGCCTTTTTGTTTGGTTGTGTGGGTAGCACTGGTAAACTGTCCAGGTTCTTAGGTGCTACCCCTTTCTTGATTACAAGCTAATTATAAATCATTTTTGATTTGTTGTCAATATATTTTTGATTTGTTTATAATTATTTTTATACTGTTTTTAATCATTGTTGATTTATTTCTATATGTATGATATATTATATTTGTACTTCAATAGCTTTTAATTCATCTTATTTATATATAGGAAGGCGGTATATTATGGACAGTAAAAAAATCATAAAGCAAATACTAATTGAAAGAGATATTACATTGCCAGATCTGGCGGAAAAACTAGGATATGAGCAACAGGCGTTTCGAAACAAAATCAATCGTGGTACGTACTCATTAAATGATTTTGTAAAAATATTGGATGCCCTGGAATGTGATATAAAAGTTGTTACCAGGGACACGAAAAAAGAGTTTTCATAAATAATACAGATCATGCAGCCGATCCTATATAAAAGGATCGGCTTTTCTTTTGCCCTTTTTCGGCTCTGTATATCTGGTATAAACTGTTTTATAAAATCCTCAAAAATAATTATATGGACAAAAAATGCGTTCTATCTTTCTTAAATTCCGGCGGTTTTGGTTCTTTTTGGATGTGGTATAAAATGCATTTGTCCATATAATTTATATTATGCGTACAAATTATATTGACTTTCGAATATATGTTTGTTATACTTTTATTAGCACCTGGACAGTGTAACAAAAAAGAAAGGCGGTTATTTGTATGAAAAACACAGAACAGATTTTACATGATTATCAGGAAGAACTACTTAGAATCGGAAAAAGCCAGAATACCGTAAAAGGATATTTGAGTAATGTTTCAATGTTCCTCAGATGGACAGAAGAAACCAGCGGAGAACCGTTCAACGGAACGCTTACACCGACAGATGTCAAAGGATACAGAACACACCTGGATAAAACACAGAAAGCGTCTCTTTCAACAATCAATACGAAACTTGCAGCCGTGCAGAGCTTTTGCAATTTTCTCCATAACGCTTACGGCAACGAATCTATTAAAGTAGAAAAGAAGAAAGGAAACGTCAACCCGAAAGTAGAAATATTGAATAGTCAAGAAATATTTCAGTTCTTACGCTATGTTGATGGTAATGCATCCCTTCTTCACAGAACTATTATCCAAACTATATTAAATACAGGTATGCGTGAATCTGAGGTTGTTGATCTGGAATTATCCGATATTATTAATCTGGATAGTACCAAAAACACTTATATTATCATCAGAAGCGGCAAGGGCGATAAGTACAGAGAGATAAATATTCATGGAGAATATAAAAAACTTCTACGTGAATGGATCGCACATAGACCTACAACAGACTCACAGAAAGTATTTATCGGTATACGCGGAACCTTAACTGCAAACGGCGTTTATAAATTAATTCATCGCCTTGGTGAAGCAAAAGGATTAAACGTCTATCCCCACATGCTCCGACACCAGTATTTAACAAAGATTTCTAAGAAATGCGAAAACCTCCAGGACATCAAATCACTTCAGGATATTGCCGGACATTCCACGATTGAGACGACCATGCGGTTTTACATCCATGGATCGGCTGAGAGTAAGAATAAGCTCACTTCAGATCTTAACTATTTCGAATAATGAACACTTATAACTGAATATTGGATTGATAAAAAAGGCACTCACTGTAAAAAGTGGGTGCTTTCTTTATGCGTTTATTTATTCATTTTATCATGTATATTATTCATTTATGATGATCTGGCATAAACCTTCCGGTATGCAACTGATTGGCTTGATAGGGCGAAATTTCCTTGCTTTCCGGCGGCTGGATTGCTCTCTTAGGGGTTAATTTTGGTTCCATGATTCCAGTTGGAGGATTTTTTCTGAACGGAATTACGTGAAAAAGCCGTAAAAAATAAGGGATTCTTCCCACCCAACCAATCCAACCAGTTCCCAAAATATCCCCGTCCATGATTCCACCTTATCCGATCGCGCAATTTCGCATCCTGATTATACCATAATACCAACAAAAGACCAGGGGTAAAATTAAGCAAAAACTCATTTTTGAATTATAGTCTTAAACTATACCAATAGGGGTTAAAATCACAAATCCCTATCGCGTCATATACCCCCTATATATATGCAAAATCCAGTTTTTAAATCGCTTGCAATTTCTGAAAAATATGGGGGTAATTTCTGTATACCCATAGGGGTATATTTCTGTAATTTGCATTTTAGCATCCGAGTATCCAAACAGGGGATAAACGCCTGATCCATCTTCCGCATGGAGATAACACGCTGCCATAATAGAAATCTATATAGAACCCTGTCCAGCCGGAATCCAAAATCTCCAAAAATAAATATGGGGGTAATTTCACTCCACAATTTGTGAAGTCAAATGCATCAAATCCAACTTTTTGTGGAATCAGATTGTCCAACTGAAAAATATGAGGATAGAAAAAGGCTCTGTATGCGTTTTTCACGATCGCTACCCTAAGATTTCTACCTTAGAATTTAAAATCTCGCAATACAGAGCCTTTTTATTCTTTGTTTTTGTCGTTACGGTTCAGGAATATGGGGATAATTTTATGGAACTCTTCTTCCTTCTCTTCTTTTTCCATTTTAATCATTTCATCACTGGCGCGATCTTTCCATTTATGGATTACAACAAAACAGTAGTCTGATTTATTTTTCAGAAAAATGGTGTTAATATTTTCCTGAATGCTCATATTTCTTTGACATAATAAAAGCATAGTCATTTAAGGATGGGCGGCGTATCCATCATCTCAGGTACTCTTTGCAGAGTGCGTCGGGAACCATTTCCGACCTCAAAAACAACTATGCTTATTACTATCTTATTTACTTTTCGATGTTATTATACTATTCATTTTCAATTTTGTCAACAATAAATTTTTTAATTCTACCACTATGTAAACGTCTTTCTATTTTTGATTCCGCAATGCTATGCATTGTTGATACATACAAATACTCACCGCTTTTATCCAATTTTATACCAATTAGGATATTATCTTTGTATCTTTTAATAAGCTCAATGGAATCATCATTTTCATTCGGATTGACGCCTATATAATCCGGATTATTGATTATATCTGGAATATAATCAATATATTTTAAACAATTTTCATGATGACGATTCAATAAATGTGCTGGCAGACCTTTCGATCTATAAATAGTATATTCTTCAATATCAATTCCCAAAATTTCATTAAATACTAAATTGTATTTTCCCATCTCTAATAGTTTTTCATCCATATAACTACTCCATTCGTACATATATAAATGATTATACCATTATTTATGGGACAAATCCATAATATTTATATATTAATCAACTTTTTTATCCAGCTCAATTTTTTCCGTCTTAGTATCTACCACTTGTTCCACTTTTGCATTCGCTTCATCTTCGATTCGTTTCAGTTCAAGGGCGGTATCTGTGGTATAAGGGGATCGGTCGATGATCGTTTGCTTACTGATCGCTCCGCAGTTATACTGAATTTGCATATTCTCCATATCTGAAGCATTATCAACAGGCCGCGCAACGTTAAATGAAAAATTCACACTATCATATACTTCATCCGCCACTGTTTGACCGTTATATTCCATCAGCTTGCGGATGTAGGCAAGTCTTTGTTCGAATCCTTCCTTCATACTGGCGATATACTGCCGGGCAAAATTATCACACTGTTGGTATAACATGGTAATAGAAGTCTCTGACACATTCGCTACATTACTTTGACCTAAGCAACTTGCAGGAACACAAGCGATAGCATAGAACTGTTGGATCACATAATCCAATTCCAGCTTGATACTCTCTCTATCCATCTGAGCATTCGCCCAATTAAACGTAGCTCCATCTTCCAGGTTCATCACTGCACCAACGATATTTGTCGGAATACTTGAATCCATACGCTGACCTGACACGATACCTAGTGGCGATAGGGATAAGGTATTTACTGCCGTGTCCAGTTTTGATAGCAGAGCTTCGATCGTATCCATAATTCCAATCAGATCGAGAGGAAACGGATCACCAAACTTGTCATATTTTGACTTATCCATAGCACTGTACCAGATTGGAAGTCCTGTAAGATTATTTTTCGTATCCGTCAGCGTTCCGTCCTCATAAATCTCCACTTTATCAGGATAATAAATAATATAATGCTCTCGCCTGGTATCTTCATCCTTCCAATACTCCACAAAGTGAGTGTAATTTCCATAGGAATCATAAATCGGATAGGAGTCTTTATTTCGGATGATTTTTGAGCGAATCTTTCCGTCTCCATCAAGATAGACGTATTCAAAAGAATCGCCGTATGTAATCAGATCCTTCGCCACCTCGAGATCCGTTTTTGTATATCCACCTTTTTTATAAATTGTGTTCAATAATGACACAAATTCCTTGTCACCAGTGATTGAAACGGGCGATCCACATATGTAAGAGCTATGAAATTTGATAATTGACTTTAACGTCTGAAGCACCAGACGGGTAGGTTCAAACTCGTGTTCTTTGAATTGGAATGACGGAATCTGAAGAACCTTATGCTCTCTTCGCAGATATTCGTCAATGCTTTCCACCCTGTTGATTCTGTCTTTATATTTTATTTTCTGGATTTCATCTCTGTACCAGTACGTTTTATCCGTATTCATTTCCACTCCTTTTCCGAAAAAATTTCTAATCGCTCTAATTGGGTTCATCGTTTGTCATTCCTTCCATGGAAGATGCATTGCTTCAGGCGTATTCCGTCTGGCAATTTTTCCTTTTTGTACATCGCTTGAATAGCTCTGTCAGCTAAAATTTTCTTATGATCCGCTGCATCGTTTGGATCGTCATAATCAAAAAGGTACTCTTTCGACATATAGAAAAGACTACCTCCGTTTTTTACATATTCAACCATGCTTTGGTCGATAATTTTTTGATATTCTTTATAATCCATTTTATTATTTTCCTTTCGTAAATAGCGTTTATTAAATATACCAAACGCCATTAGTCAATCCCTCAAGTGCCATCGCAAAAGCCATGACCCTATCATCCTTTGCGCCTTGTACGGCCTGTTGCTTCCCGTGGTCATCCAGTTGAAATGATTTCATTTCGTCCAAAAGGTACTTACTATTAATAAGTATCTGTCCAGTTTCGAACATCTCCACGAACCTATTGATGATAATAGGTCGGCTCTTGGCGGACGTTTGAAATCCAGGTTTCTTTCGAGCCTTACCTTTGGCATCATACTCTTTGTATTTGTAAAGTCTCAGGTATCGACTGCCACTGTCGTAGAGCTTGTCTACCACGGTATGTCCGGCGGATGCTTTTTCCACTACGAGTAAAGCAGTATTATAATAGTCTCCAACCTCACGCACGAGATCGGCAAATTCATAAGGCTTGATTTTGTTGGACGCAAATTCGAACACCTGAATACCATTATGATCCACGATCTCAATAATGCTATTATCTGAACCAATTCCCTCACCCGTATCGACACCACCATAATAACGTTCATTAATCCTTGGTGTATTCCACATCTTATCTTCAGATAATCCATGACCGTACCGATCCTGAATCTCTTCCTGTGTGAGATTATCACTCAACCGCTTCACTCACTTTCTTTTTGTGTTCGTCTTTCCAGATTTTTACATCCTTCATAAGATCGTCTGTCTTATCGAACACCCAAAAGAATTTATCAGATTTATAGTGGGTACATCTGAAAAGTTGTAACCTTTTTCTGTGAGGTACTTTCTTTCTGCGATTGCATAACACCAGTAGAATCTCTTTAGTAGATTTTCGTTTTTAAAAACTTCAAACTCAGTTCTTGTCATTATTTTTACTCCTTTTATTCCTCAATTTTTATCAGACTGCGATGTTGATGACGTACTTTCCTTCATACGTCTCAGCCGATACTATTATTTTTTCTTGATTTTTAACACGCTGCATCACACCCGATGTGGTGGTAAAGATCTTCTGCACGGGTTGTACTAATTCAAATTGATAATCTGGCACAGAATCAGAGTATGTGGGTGATTCCAGATAGCCTTCTTTGTTGATTTCGATTTTGTCATATAGCCCACGATCAACCGAAAAATCCTGGAAATATTTCATATCTCTTTTTTCCAGGATCGGAACAAGATATTCTGTCAAGCCCAACTTATCCAACCAGTACAGATTAATATTTGAATAACGTCCGCCGTTTTTGTAATACCCAATGAATCCACCGTCAACGGCAAGTAGCATGGTCTTTAATTCTTCATTCATTCGATCCACACCACCATATAATGCAGCTATTAATGTGATCGTTCCGAAATTATATTTTTCGTTGAATCTATTCTTATGGATAACATTCGGATTAACCCTATTATGGTTCTTTAGAAATGTTCTGTGATTATCAAAACATAATTGATTTTGGCCTACTGATAGGTCAACAAAGACAGGTGTTTTCCACCCGTAACAAGTCTTTTCCTGATTGAGCCATAGCCCACTTTCGAAATCATAATATCCGCCGATCTCCAATCCGAAAAGAGTTTTTAAACGCACACAACTGAACATCGAATCACAATCATTCGTCAGTACCAGATAATGTTTATCTGGATTTAACTGTGTCCACCATTCAGGTAACATATTCAATAAATCTTGTTTAATAAGGCTTTCATTTCTATCAAAATTATGCATTCTTGTAATCGTGTTTCGGTACTTTGCATGTACCCACGACTACAAATTTTTTCTACTTGAAACACTGTAACCTCCTCTACTTTGGTTCACTCTCAACCGTTCTACTGGAAGATGATCGAGTGCTTTTCTTTTTTGTCGCAATCTTTTCCTCAGCTTTTTTCTGAGCAATCCGATTGCGCTCGTATTCATTTTCTTTTTCGTTGAATTTCTTTTTATCTTCTTCAAAAGTCCCTCTGGCTTTCGCCTGGACTGCACTGTTAATCCCTTTAATGATCTCGTGATAATTAAAATCCGTCAGATTTTTCTGTCCGTTTTCCACCTCTCCAATCAGGCGATATGACACATTGCAGTACATGGCAACATCTCGCTGGCTAAGACCATGAAGCAATCTATATTCTTTTAAATCACGTGCGTTAAGCATGGTGTTTTTCCTTCCTGACAATAAAAATTGCCTTAAAAGAATAGGGTGCAACATCATGTGATAATGAAATCACACCCCATTAATAAAAAATCATGGATCGAGAACTTCCATGAAGTTATCTATTGCCAATCTATGCGATTGTTTTTCGAAGAATTGCACAGCCCTGCGTGTTAAGAAGTTTTACTGCGTAGAGTTTATCCGCTGAAAGAAGCGTCGCTTTTTTGAGAGATTCTCTCTGTTCCTCAACGCTTGTCTCCTTCTGAACAATAATACCCAGCGCATTTTTCTTAACGATGTAGGTTTTGCATTCACTATTGGCAGTATCGTAAGTGTTATTGTTGCACACGATAACTGGAATAATACCGTTCCAATAACCAATTACTCCATTATCATCAACGGTACCATTACCCTCTTTTGCGAAGGTATAATCCACTTTGGTGAATTGTGGCATCGCCATAAAGGAGCTTCTTAGTCTGCTATTGATAATGATTCCAGCGAAAGAGTTTGTAGCAACATCATCACCAAAAACATCAAATCCCTTTTCTACCTCATCGTATGTAATTGCATCTGCCTTTGCAGTTGCAGTTTTGTATGCGGTCGCTGCGTCCATTTCCGCGACAAGATCAGCGTCAACACGATCCGCCATTGTCTCACCGATCTGTTCTGCCATAAGATCTACGACTCTTCCTTTGGTTTGAGCTGCATCCTTGTCATAGATTCGAACAGCCTTTCCGACCTGCCGAACGACCGCTTTGTTATCTGTCATAGACAGTTCAGATGGTGTTAAGTCTTTTCCTTTAACCATTGTTTCTGCATCTGTGATCCGATCAATAGTCGGAAAATGGACTTCATCTCCACACTCTGTAATATCTGGTACTAGATCTGTGGCATCAAAAGCCACTTTACCAATTCGGACTGCATGATCCATTGCAGCGTTTGTAGCGTCTGCAAAAATTCCTGGTACTACTATAGCCATTTTTATCATTCCTTTCGTTATAATTTTTCAAATAAAAAAGACCCATCCACACAGGATAGGTCTATGCAATAATTCAATAATTACTGTTTAATTTATCTTCTCGAAGATAGTCTCTTAAAAAGTTCTGGTGAACGTTCTGAAAGCTCTAGCTTCTGAGAGTATGTCATTTTCTTAAATTCCTCTGGTGTAACTTTTTCGTCAGAAGAATGTTCTGTCGGTACATAACCATTCGATTTCATTCGTGATTTGACGATTCCATCAATAATATTTACCAGTGCATCGACATCTGCATCATCTTTAAGATAGTCAACCAACGCTTTATCCACGCCTTTATTGGACAGGTTTTCCTGAACATCCAACCGTCTCTTTTGGGCTGCGATATTTCGCTCAGACTCCTCTAATGCAGCGATGCGATTTTCGAGATCAATTTCAGCCTGAGATTTCTGAACAGGTGTAAGTTCCTGGATTTTATCTTTCAGCTCTTTGATCTCCTTCGAGTATTTTCCTCTTAATTTATCTTCCGCACTCTGGATGGCTTTATCAAAATCAGCCTTTGACATCGTGACGGAATCTTCAGTATTAACCTCAGTTCCTTTTGTTGTGTCAATTTTCATAGACACCCCATCTGCCACTTGGTTAATGCTTGTAATTTCATTCGTGTTTTCCATCGTATTTCCTTTCCTGTTTCTGACCCATGCCCCATAGACGTTTCATCCGATCAGACCCATTATTTTTCGCACAAATAATATCTATATTTTTAACGTCCCAACGGACGTACATCGTTTCAAATTTGATGGGGTTCTTTCCATAGCAATTAGAAAGGAGGTCAGGGAACCCCACAAAAGACCTGTTTTGCAATTAAAATACAGTATTGTAGATTAATTATAAAAGTGTATATTCTATACGCTTTTAATGAACATCCAATTTTGAATATCAGGATGCGACGGCATTGAACCGTCCTCGTATGCCACTATTCGGAAAAAACCAACGCATAAGCATCGGAAAGAAAGGAGAATATCCGAAATAATGAAAAAGATGAATCCAGTTAGCCAAAGAAATTCGGCAGCGTTGGACAATCTATATTAACCGTCAGATAGATTGATCCATATGACAGCTAATACCTAATTAATATCCCTTCGATTGAAGGTAGTTATCCAATGATCTACTATCCAGATAGTCAAGTTCTGCTTTGTCGTTTTTGAATCTCGAAAGTAGTCCTTCGTTAATATGTGTTTGCTTTGATATAAATTTCTGATTGACTCCCTCGTTTTTGATGATATTAAGGAGTCTTTCTCGTAATTCTTGTTGAGACATAATCAATCACCTTTCGATTATATATGTGAATTTAAGCAAACAGTTGTTTTTTGCGATAATTTTACCACTTGATTTATTTTTTATTTCGTGATATAATTATTATTTTAATATACCATATACTTCATTATCTATGTTCGAAGTCACATCAAAATTTCCCATAAATTTTTTATATTTTTTGAACACTATTTACTATCCACTTGGGGGATTTTCTTTAATGGGTGGATGGGACGTAATATCCCATCACATACCATCCACCCACATTAAATAATCAGTGTTCATTATATGGAGCGATTTTCTTTCCGATTCTATATTTTTTACCGTACAGATCGAATACTTCCCTTGTATCAAGCCACTTTTTCAAATCTTTCATATTCTGAATGGAAGAAGAATCACTCTCTTTTACTTCCTCTAAATATGAAACATAACCGACGTTGTGTTTAAATACCTCCATGAACTCTTCAGGAAACGCTTCATAAACCCATTGCAGTAATTTCTGTCCTACACACTGTTTCTTCTTATCTCCAATGAGCTTCTTATTCCGTTTATCGACCATAACGACTTTTCCATCCACTCTCTTAATCTTTCCATGGTTGTCCTTTTCAGAATGAATGTCATACACATCACGAATCATCTTATGAACATCCCACGCCGTGACCTCTCTCTTAATCTTGCAATCATCGTCCACATATTTAATAGCGTTAATGGCATTCTGGATCGTATTCTGCTTTTGTTGAAACATCTCTTCGCCTGAAATATCTCCATCCCTATATTTTGCGTAAAGCTGGTTGAGACGATTATTCCATTCAATAGCAATATTTTCCACTGCCGTGATTCGATTGTAGTCTGCTTTGAAGCCTTTTGGAATTGGATTTAAGATCTCTGTAAACGTAATCAACTTTGTTCTTTCAGCTCGTTCCAGATGTCCTTTGATGACTTTCGCCAGCTTATCCATTGTGCATTCCAGGGGGATATAGATTTTTTCTTCCAGCTCTTTGCGCTCTTGCGCTGCAAGGATCTGCTTTTCCTGGTATAGTTTTTGGCTCTCTTCATCTGGAAAGTGCTTCTTTTTCTTCTTTGGCTTGGATTTTAGCCCTTTCGTAAAGAGAGGACGTACCATGTGTGGATCTTCTCTCATTAGGATTTCATTTATGTTATCCGTAAACTTCTGGATCTCTTCTTCTGTCGATGCAGCGTTTCTTGCATTCAAACAGTCCTGGTATTTCCGAATGGTTTCATTGGAGAAACACTTCTTATATCTTTTTTCCACGAGCGTGATGGTACCATCGTTTTGCAGAATGGCTCCTTTGGATTTGAGATATGGTCTTTCTTTCAACTTTTTCAGCTCTGTGACCAATTCCACGCCTTTGTATCGTCGTTTCGCAGAATCAATAGCAATACAAGATGCAACACTAAGAATGCAAATGTCATCGTAGATTTGAGGAAGATACTTTCTCTTATTCTCTTCTGATCCAATGTTATAAAGGTGCCAATACAAGCACTGAAGATCTCTTGCCAGATTACAAATTCTTCCGATCATATCATTCGCCAGCTTGCCGTCGATCGTCGCCATTCTTTCATTAGTATAATTTTGTGGATCATTTTCTGGCGAAAGACCATTGATTGGCACGAGATACTTTCCAGATTCAACAGTCTCTTTGGTCGCTTGAAGAATAGTAGGATCGTTACCAATATAAGCCACATCACTATCCTGATCGCTGCCCTGCCATATATCCGACAAGAAAGCACCTTTTCCAAACAGATTGATAATCAGAATCCGATCCGTGAAATTAAACCACTTCCATTCGTCACGATAAGTGTTTTCCAGAATGGCGTTCTCACCAATAGCAATGTGTGGGCTTCGAAAACCATATAATTCTTCTCCATCAGCGTAACGACTGCAATAGCACTGGAAGTCAGATAAGATACTTGTTTCAATTTTCTGTCCGACAGATGCCCTCAACATCTCATAAGGATTGGCAACCAACGTGCAAAAATCAGAATTGTTGAGTTGAATTTTCCCGGCATAAAGCTGATCCAAAATGCTACTGATATAAGAATGGCGAAAGTCCGTGTACCACTTTGTCCGAGTAATGTCCTCATTAACCTGAAGCATTTCTTTCATCATCCGACTGCCAATTTTTTCTGAATCCGATGCCTTAGTATTTAAACTATGTTTCAGGAAAGCTGGGTACTTGCGCATTAAGTTAATTTCGTTGACTTGCGGTTCCACGATCTTCCAGAGCTGATCTTCGTTTAAGTTCAAGCTATCTAATATTCCCTTGGTAGGTTATTCTCCACAAACAGACCAACATTTCCGAAAAAATACTGTTGTACTACATTGCTCATGACCATGTTGACTTCTGGTAATTCTCCATTGGCAAGAGTGACTTTTAATGAAACGTCAACTTCCTTATTCTTCTCGTCATCGAGTAGGGTTTTAAAAATTTCAACTCTCTGTACTCCATATCCTTTATAGGATAAATCAAATTCGATCCATGTGTTTTCCTGGAAATTTTCGAAAGTTATGCCCTGTTTTTCCATATTCTCTTTTACTTTTTCGTCTAATCGCTTTCGCAGTCTTTCATCTAATGAAATCACGTTGTAGGTTGGGACGAAATCAACCAGATCCAGTAGCTCTCCAATGACTATCTCTCCTTCTGTAGTTTCAATAATTCTCTTCATGATGATACTCCTTTTATTTGTTATACATAATGTATCACGTTTTTCGTGATATGTCAATCATGTTTTTAGTTATTATAAGTAATTATTTTGATGATATTTTTATAATTATTGTAAGTTTTTCTGATTCATGATATAATGATGATAAAATAATCTTTTTCGTGAAAGGAAGTGTAAAATTATGGATACAAATAACTTGAAACAGATTTCAAAATTCGTGAGATACATGATGGAGAATGCAGACGTAAAACCAAAGGTCGCAGCGGAATGCATTGGGTGTTCTGTTGGGACATTCAGAAATAAATTAACTCAGGATCGCTTTTCACTTCAGGATTTGATTATACTCTCTGAATTATGTGATTATCACTTAGCACTTATTCCAGATAATAAAAACAATCCAACGGAACTGCTTACAGTTGATGATTACGTGTCAGATCAGGATAAAGCTGTGATGAAATCATATCGGAAAGAACGTCTCCAGAAACACCTGGATGTTCTTGAAACTTTTATGCAAGGCCTGAGCTTGGAAGAAAAGCAACAGTTTATCTCAGAGCATTTACCGAACATGATTAATGGAACAGATGATCCAGATTTGAAGAAATAAAAATTGCCATAAAAAAATAGGTGAGAGAATATTTTTCCCACCTATTTTTCTTTTGTATTAAGTTGTGATCTTAAATGAAGAACTTCCTATTAATGTTTCCTTATCTTTTGAAATAACAACAGAGACAACCAGTTGCTTCGATAACATTGTTCTATCACTACTCATTTTTAAACGCTTACTATTGAACGTTGTACCATTAACCCATGTGCAGTTACTTGTGTAATCTTCTCCATCAATAGCGCACGTCCATTCAAATGTTGCATCTGAATAATTCGCCGTGATGTCATTTTCGGATTCGTCCATAATTTTTGCATTCAGAACCTTGTAAGAGCCACCAATTTTAATCGTGTCCGTTGATGATGTGATCGAAACCTTATTTTTTGTTGTCGGATCTGGTTCAGGTGTTGGAATTGGATCTACTTCGTTTGTTGTCACCTGTGCGATGATATGGAACAGACCATCTTTGATGTAAGTATTATCCACTTTAAATGTCCGTCCATAGACATTGCACGTATCGTTGATCTTCAGTCCTTTTATGGTATCCGTGTTTTCTGTGATAATTTCCATATTACCGCTTATCATCGTAAAAACTTTATCAGAGTAGGCAATGCCATCTTTCATGTCATATCCATAAATCGGCACATCCTTGATTGTTCCGTTATTACTGTTCAATATTCCGTTGGTCGAAATACCGTATGATTTGTAATAGCAAGTATTTTCTTCTGTTTCTTTATTCATCAGAACATAGGTTTTTCTGCCGTACTGGATAAGCGAACCCTGTTTTACAGGTGCGTCCACACCATAATAGACAGTGATTCTATCCTCTGTACTCTGTCCATCGTCACACCTTCTGAAGAAAGCCGTAAACTCTTTACCGTTGCTCCATGCCGTGACGTTCTTTCCCTCACGTTCCATTGTAGCAGCGAACACATTCTCCAATGGTGTGTACATTAAATCTGTCATATTGCACCCCCTTAGTTTGTATAATACATGAATGTGAAATCTGAATCATTATAATGCATTTCAGCCTTAACACGATTAATCTCAGCTCTGAGATCCTTGAGCCTATTCTGAAGGTTTGTGAACGCTTCACCTTGTGTGACAAATTCCGTTTCAACTTTTCGATACGCGTCAATATTCCCCAATAGACTGTGCAGAATCGTGTAAGTTGCTTCGAGTAGTTTTGCATGATCCGTATTTTTGTCATAGTCTGCTTCAGGATCAAGACCACATTCATTCAAAATTTTCTCGTAAACAGAGATCCGATCTGTCTCCATCCCTTCATAATTCTTATCTCCAACCATTTCTTTTGTAGTTTTATTCGGATAATAATTTTTGTAGTTCAGCTCCAATAATAAGCGTTCATAATTTGTGAAACCTGTTTCGAAATCACTGTCCGGTTTTTCGTTATATTGTTCGTCGTCATATTTTTTCATTTTGTCATTCTCCTTCAGATTAAATAAATATTCACGCAACGTGTTCCATAAGAATTTATCTCATATTTAATTTCGTCAATGTCATATTCTGTCTCTTCAAGCGTGATAGCGCCTAGATCACTAATGAACTGCAATTCCTGGTATGTCATGTATTCCTCTGTGTGAGGTTCATCCATTGGAAGAAGCTCCTCTCCATCTGCATTAAAAAAGCGTACCTGAAGGATATTTAGATCCTCTTCCAGGTACGCCATCACTCGATGCTCGTCTATTAATTTTATATCTTTGACCCGATAGGCCTTGCTCTCTTTCGCCCTCGAACGATCCGTACTCATGTACCGATCTAATTTCCAGAACAGATCGTTTTCGTCCGTAAACTCGATCATCTTTACTATGTTATTAATTTTTGCCATTCTGTATCCTTTCTGGTATCGCATCACGCGCATACCCGTATTACTTAACTATTTGTCACGAAATCGACCCTATTTGCTCTTATAATTGCTTTCAGGAAGATTTACTTACCTTTATTTTTTTATTTGATTCTAGCTCTCTCAGAGTGATTTTTCCCCTAACGATATTTCACTTTCTGAACACTATTAATTAACGCAGATTTTTTATGGTATTTTTATGGAAACACTTGACGTTGACACCGCCGAAGGCGAATAATCCATAGGGGAAAAGCAACGGCTTTCTGGATCGGGCAGAGTTTCCCTACAGAAAAAATTTTTAGAAAACTCTGTCTCACTCAATCCACTTTTTCAGAAGTATCCGTGTTCCTTGGAGTGCGGTACAAATCTATGAGTACGGTCGTCTTCGTTACCGTCTGGACTTTAATAGTGGTTGATCCACGCCCTCACTACGTATCATTTCTAATACTTGTCCATTTCCGCAATCCTACAATTCAGTAGGTTGCCGTGGTCAGGTCATACCCCAGATAAATCTGGGCGAACCTTCTCACCCCCGTGTATGCTATTCTTAACCAATGTGCCGTAACTTCGTACCAATAGGAGTTACGGGTTAGGCATATGAGGTCTTGCAATCTCTTCAACCCCTGAGGTATTGATCCGGTGATAGATGCACCAGATCCACCCCGACGATTTTGTTAGTTAGGCTCGCCGACACCGATTTTGTTTATCCAGGAGGAATCCTGAAACCCTGTCCAACCATTCATGAGTATATAACAAGTAATACCTTTTATATAACTTTAATACACCCAAACACACGTTTATTCTTGACAGAACAGGTGATTGTGGTTTAAAATATACCTCATAAAAGGCAAAATTAAATACACCCTACCATATTCCTTTTTCAAAAAGAAATGTGCTAAGTTGAATTTTTCGTATTTAGTTTTGTTCCAACGGCTGCATCTGGTAAATGCTCCGGAGGACGATCAGCGTGGTAACTGGTCGGTTGTCTTATTGTTCTGGTAAAACAAATAAGACGGGTAAATCTGACAGTAATTAAGCAAAATAAAAGCGGTATGAGACTGAGATCACATACCGCTTAATTTCTATCCACAAATATCTAAATACGCCGGAAACCCTTGATTTTACTGGGTTTTTATGCTATACTATCTCCATACAATATGTATAGAGGTAAGGTCGTGTTTATCATTCTGGACGATATGTTTGTCTCATATCTTCGGAACAACCTGAACTGCCAATTCAGGAAGTGTCCTTACCTTTGAAGGTTATCTTCTGAAAAGAAGGTAGCCTTTTTTATTCTCAATTACTTGTTTTTATTATATCCACTTGGATATAACTTGTCAAATCTTTTTTTATTTTTTTGTGAATCTTCTAATCAATATTTAAAATCATAATATTCCACCATTATTTCTTAAATACGCCGAAAGCCCTTGATTTTACTGGGTTTGTTGCATTTGAATTGCATTGTATAATATATTTTATCT